GGCATTGAAACCGGCAAGTATGTTGATGATTTAGCCGGCGTTGGCACGCTGGCTCACGCTATGGTTTTCGCCCATCTAAACAACTCGAAATTAAATACTGACGACTACTCTAAAAATGATATTGATCGTGCGGAAAATGCGATGATTTCTTTTTTAGAGTGGGCTAAAGATAAAAAAATTAAAGTAATTTTATCGGAAACTCCATTGGTTAGCGAAGTAAATCAGTTTGGCGGCACGCCTGACTTATACTGCGAGATAAACGGCGAAAAACTTTTGATAGATTTTAAGACCGGCAAGGCAATTTACGATGAGCATTTTTTACAAGTATCGGCCTATAAAATGTTATTGGAAGAAAACGGACATAAAGTTGATAAAGCAATCATTGTGAGAATTGGCCGTGATGAAACAGAGGGTTTTGAGACACGGATGATAACTAATTTCAAAACTCACGAGGATATTTTCAAACATCTATTAGCAATATATCAACTTAAAAAGGAGGCGAGATGACTTACAAAGCGACTAATGTAACTAAATTAAAAGACCGACAATCCGATTATGGCCCAATGATTGACTATATGCTCGTCTTTGAAAGTGGTGAGGCGGCTCAACTATCGCAGAAAGCTACCACACCCGCCCCAAAAGTAGGCGATGTTTTAGAGGGGACTATTGAGCAGTCTAATTTTGGTCCAAAGTTTAAGAAAGCAAAACCTGCCTTTGGCGGTAATGGCAAACAAGACCCCGAAACTTCTAAACAAATTATCCGCCAAAACTCTCTTACTAATGCCGTCAATTATTGCACCGCCAAAGCAAATTTAATGGATAAAAAAGAAGCCCTTAAATTCTTAACCGGTAAGGAAATTATCCAAGTAGCAACCTACTTTGCTAAGTATTCTGAAGGCCATATTACGGTAGTTACAGAAAGTAAACAAACGGCCGTCAAACAAGTAGAAACTGATGACGAAGACCCATCTGATCCGAATAGCGACCCAACTGATAAAGAAATAGATATGAATGAGGTTTTTCCGCCGGAAGAATAATAACTAAAAAGGAGTGGGGATGAACCAAAAACAACGCATACTCAAACTTCTAAACGATGGCAACTGGCACTCAACTATCGAGCTACAAAAAATATGTTGGAGATATTCAGCAAGACTTTGGGATTTGCGTGAAGATGGTTATGTCTTTGATAAAAGACCAGCTACCGGCTACGAAGGGCAAATAGAAGAGTGGAAGTTAGTTGATGTCGTGCCAAATAATAAATCACAAGAATTTGGCGAAGTGATAACCGCTAATAATTAAGTTGTTTGCTTGGGTGGGGAGAGTTTGGACCAACTCCTTCTCTCTCCACCTGAGCAAGTAAAAAAGGAGTTGGTGATGAACAACACCTGGATAAAAAGTTACCGGAAGACACTTGACAACGAAATTTACAAACACAATCCGACAGCTTGGCGTGTATTCTTTCACTTACTATTACTTGTCAATAGAAAAACTGGCAAGCGAGATATTGGCCGATTCCAATTAGCACGTGAGTTAGGAATTAAACCAACAACAGCATACTACTCTCTACTGAAATTAAAAAAAGCCCAAATGATTGACATCAAAAGTAACAACAGATTTAGCACGATTTATATCTGTAACTGGCATAAATACCAATCTAATAATAACACCCCCATTGACAACAAACTGACAACAAACTGACAACAAACTGACACTAAACAAGAATTAAGAATTAAGAATAAAGAAGAAGAGTATATATCTTTAGTTGGTTCTGAAAAGCAAGAGCGCCTTAAAAAGTTAGAAAAAGAGAAAAATAAACTAATAAAGGAGAAACAATGGAAATCCCCTTAATGCACGACGGCACACCTCTTTATAGGTTGGTTGAGGTAAATGGAAGAAAGTATTGTGACCACCGCGTCTTTGGCTTAATAGATGGTCAATGGTTAAACGATCACGGAGTAAAGGCCAGCGATGACTCTATCCCATCTAAAACTATAACGAATGATAAAGGTCGGACAAAGGCAGTTCCAAATGATCAATTTATGGAAGGCGAAAGGAAATATCGTGATAGAAATAATCCCTATTATCAGCAGGACAAAGAAGCTATGGATGCTTTAGTGGGGAGTGTAAAAGAAATTGGGATATAAAAGATAAATATAAGTTAGGAGGGAAATGACCGATAAAGAGTGGCGATTAGAAGTCTTAGGTGGAGGGTGGAGTTGCGAGATATGCGGAGTATCTTCCACTGGAGCATATTTTCATCCCCATCACTACATCCACAAATCCCAGAGTAAAGAGTTGAGAATGAACATCCGTAATGGCGTGAGGTTATGTAGATTGTGCCACGATAAAGTCCATCAAGCAAGCAAGAAAGATGAAAATAGTAAGTTGATCGCTGGTAAAGAATGGTTTGCCAATGAGTTTCAGAGAATCAGACCAGGGGATAAAAGCGTGTGTGATGAAATTTTGCAAAAAGAAAGAGAAATTAAATGAACGGCAAAAAGGCTCGCAAATTACGCAGTATGTCCAAGAGTCGTAAAGAATACCGCCAATTAAAAAAGAAATATAGGCAAGACCCGAAGTTTAGGAGGGAATTATGGGATTCTGGCAAACAATCATAGTCACAGCAATAGTTTTAGGGATAGTATATTTAACGAAAGGAATGTAATGATTCAAAAATTAGACCTTTTAGAAAAAGACGGCGAAGATAAGGGGATGGCAAAGTGTTATGGAGAGATTTGGAATAAAGTCCAAGAGTTAATAGACTGGGCGAATAAAGATGACTCAAGACTTAAGGAAATGGTAAAAGTCGTTGGAAATCATATTTTGATTAATCCCGAAGAAGAATCTCAAAAGGAATTTAAAGTGCCTACTGAAGGTTATTATGAAGTCTGTCGTGATGGTAAATGTGAAATTAAATTAAGAAAAATTACTGATGTTGATAATGTCTCACCCGAAGAAGTGGCGGAGGAGATATGGACAAAGTATGGAAGATATGGTTTAAGAGAGGCTATTTCTAAAGTCCTTAAAAACTATAAGATTGGGAGGAAGGAATGAAAAAGATAAAATGGGAAACAAAAGGTTGGGCTATAATAAATTGGGAAAAATCGGCGATTATTAATGATGGTGAAGGACAGAAACAGATTTATAGGACAAAGGAATTTGCCGAAGACAGAGCCAAAGAACTTGGATATGGAACAAGTATTATTAAGGTAAAAATCGTTTCAGATGGAGAAAACAATGAAAAACATCTCAAGTATTATGGGGGAGTCTAATGAGAAATTTGGCCCTTTTGGCGTAACAACATTTAAAGGAACTTTCGAAAATAAACATTTCCAATCCTTCCTTCGCCACGCCATAGAACAAGCGTTCAAGGAGACGAGAATAGAAGAAGGTGATTATAAAGCATCTCTTAAAAATAAAAATTTACTGGGGGTTGCTTTTACCGATGGTTGGAATCAGGCGAAAAAGAAACAGGAAGCCAACCAAAGAGCTTTCTTGAAGGAGGAGGAGTGAGTAAGAATTTAAAAGAAGTTTATAAGTTTCAATGTCAAATTAGCGGATGTAAAAAAGATGCTACTTGGATAACTAAAGATAATTTTGATATTAGGTGCTGTTGTGATGGACATAAAGAAGAATTAGAAAAAGAAATAGAAAAAGAATCCTCCCCCACCTCAAGCACGGAAGGACAAAATGATTAAACTACAATTCAAAAATCATAAATTAGCAAACCTTTTCGAGCATCTTTCACCTATCTTACACAAATTACACATCGGGTGTATCAGAACCGCTTATAAAGATATTTATTATTATGGATTTTATTGGAGGATAAATGATTATAAAATTATCTAACGACAGGGGCGTAGAATTAAGTTCAATAAGAAGTGGTCAACGAGAACTTTTAAGGGAATATCGTAATAAACTCAATGAACTGATTGACTGGGCGAATAATCATCAAGTAGAATTTGAAGAAACCTTTAATCCCATCCCCGAAGAAGAATCTCAAAAGGAAGACCATATTCGTGATGTCAAGGAAATGGTCTCCCCCGAACAAGTGGCGGAGGAGATACAAGGAAAATACCGTGATTATACAACGGTCAAGGCAACTGCTTTAGAAGTCCTTAAAAACTATGAGATTAGGCGTAAATAACAATTACTGCCTCTATTGGTGGAGATGTAGGAGTGGTTAGCGAAACTCGCAAAGACCACAATACAAAAATGGGTTTCGTCCTGTCTCCACCAATTAGGGGCGGTAAATAGAAAGGAAGAGATGAAAATAATAATAGAGAATATAGCAATACCGATTGGAGAAATTGACCAGAAAAAATTTGAAGCACCTGATTTACTGTCTGCTTTTGATTATTATCCATTTTTCCTTAGACATTCCAAAATTAAGATTAGTCCCGCACAATACTTAGAAGAAATTTTATCAATAGTTGGAAGTGACGGAGCAACAAGAACAGAGTTATTAAATAAATTCGCCCATTATATAGAGAATTTTCCAGCAAGATTGGAAGATTATTACAAATTATTTTTAGCCACTAAATAAAAGACTTAGAAAGGAAGAGATGAAAAACATTTCAAGTATTATGAGAGAGTTTGATGAAAGGTGGAAAAGTGTTTTATACCACGATGAATTAGGAAATCAAATTTTTCAAGGATGTTTTGCGAAAGACCTTAAATCCTTCCTCCGCTACGCCATAGAACAGAGTTTCAAGGAGACAATGCCGAAATATAGAAAAGGTTATTGGGCATACGATTTTAGAGAAGCAATTAAGCAACTCAAAGCCAACCAAAGAGCTTTCTTGAAAGGAAAGAATGAGTGATACAATTACAAGACAATGTGATGATTGCGGTAAGGACTATGATTTTTTGCCAGATGCCAGTGATTCTAAATTATGTGAAGAATGCCGAGAAGAACAACATCAGCAATATCCTTTAGGTGATGGAGTAACTGAACCTTATGAGATAGAGGAGGAGAAGTGAATTATATGATTTGGGATTGGGATTATATGAAAATAAATTATATGAGTTGTTCTGCCCATACTTGTTTAACTCTTGGTATCTATGGAACAGTTAGTATTTGGTTTGACTCCCCCACCTCAAGCACGGAAGGAGAGAAATGAAAACATTACAAGATTATAAAAAAGAATTTACGATTTTCGCTACTGAAGAACATCTTTTACATACAGGCAAACTTGGTAAAGCCAGAGACTATCATCTAAAAAAGATTACGGAAGCCCAACTATCACTTTTAGAAGAAATGCCGATAGAGAAAACAGGGACTAAATTTTTTCCTCACGAATTAACTGGTGAAATGGGACAATGGATAGAGGGTTTTAACAAAGCGAAAGATAAAGTTCAAGAGTGGAAGAATAATAAAATTAAGGAACTTAAATGAACATAAAAAAAGAATTAGAGATCTTACAAAGCGACGATAAACTTATGCCTAAAATGTATAGTTTTACAGAAGTACAAAAATTATTAAAGTATCAGGAAGAAGGTTTCCAATCTCTCCTCACCGCCTCACAGATGGAGATGTTGGAAGAAATAGAAAATTATATGAAAATCAAAAAAGGTAGTCGTATTGATATGAAAGCAGGTAATGATTTGATTATTATTCCTGCTGAATTTATTGAATCTAAGCAATCACAATTAAAAGAAAGGGAGGAGTAAGTGAACTATTGGAAAATGTGGAACAAATTAGAAAAAGAAAGTAAAGAATGGAAGAAAGGAAGCGATAGGCGTTTATTGTGGGATTTTCTTTTATTGATTAGCGAAATCTTAATTCAGCAATTAGAGACATCTTCTAATCTTGAAACTTTACTTGTCAAAAAAATGGCGAAACCTAAAAGAAAATTATCGCCTGAACAATTAAGAAAGATGCAAGAAGGTTTAAGAAATTATTGGATGGTTAAAGGAGAGATTAAATAACCCCCAGCCAAATAGAAAGTAGCAAATGAAGAAAAATTATAGAAGTATAAACATAGTGGAGTATTTCAAGAAAATTGACGGCAAAGTTTATTGGTATTGGAAATTTCAACACGATAAAAAGTGGAATAGACGATTGACGCCTTTTGATGAAATTCCTTATGTAGAAGTTAATTTTACCCCCATAGAAAAGGAGTATTGAGATGAAAGTAATTAAAAGGTTCTTTTGCAAGATTGGTTGGCATAGTATTTTTGTTGGATTTACACAAACTGGATTTGATGGGTGTAGCAGACACGCTAAATGTAAATGGTGTGGTTTTGAAGGTTTGATTGATAGTCAGGGTAATTTATTTTAGCCCCAACATATTAATAAGAGAGTATTGAGATGAAAGTAAATTATTTAGATAAAAATGGCACACCGATTTATTTTATCGCCTATTATCACAATGAAAAAATATATGCTGTTTGGAAATTTGTTGAAAATGGCAATGATTTAATAGAAACTTTTGAAAGTATGAAGGAAGCTGAAAAGTTTATCAAAGGTAAATTAGGAGTTATTCGGCCCAGTTGTTATTTTAAGAAATCTTAACAACTAATCCTTAGGAGGAATGAGATGAAAGTAAAAGAATATAAAAATACAAAACATTATTGTATCACCGAGGATAGATTATCTTGTTATGTGGATATTGAATCTGGTTTTAACAGAGTTAATTTTCATTTTCCTCACTTGGTTAAAGGCGTAATGTATGGTACAGAATACAGTAAACAAATGATAATCAAATTCGCAAATATATTAAATAAAATAGTTGAATTGATACCAGAAGAAGAGAAAAAATGAAAGTAAAAGTAATCGCTAAAAGTAAAAAATATGCTTCTTATGCCAAAATGATTGAAAAAGTAATGAATAGCGATAAAGAATTAACAATGACTACCGAAATTGCGAGTGATATTGCGTTGAAGTTAATTATTTGGGAAATGTTGATGGGTAAAAAAGCGTTGATTGATATTTTAAAAGAGTATTACAAATCTTAACATTTAATCCTGCTTGGTTTAGAGCGGGACTTGCGGACGAGTGGGAAGTAACCGAAAGGTTTACTGTTTGCAAACCGTTCACAAGTTTCGCTTCAAGCCAGGCAGAATGACTGGTTTGAGTTGGTCGGGGAGTAACTATCCGAGTAGAACACTTGTCTATGTCGGATGATAATAGCTTCCCGCCCATCTCAAGCCAGGCAGAATATATCTTGACGGAGTGGCTGATAATAGCCAAAGTCAGTAGGCATTGCCTGCCTAAGCAGTGACGAAATCGGGGAGAATTATCTCAAGAGCCGTGACCAACTCTGCCTCCGTCAAAGATGTATTTTAGCCAATAGAAAGGAAATATGTTTCAATGTAATATTTGCAAAAAAAAAGTCCCTGACAAAGGTATGAAGTTATTTATCAGTTATAGAATAATTACGGCAATGTGTATGGACAAGAAAAAACATCGAAAAGATTGGGTAATTGATGGAACTGTCACTCGACAGATAAGACTCTGCGAAAAATGTCGCCAGTTGAATGATTTGGATTTAGATTTAGAGAATTTTTAGCCCGTCAATAATATATTTTAGAAAGGAGAATATGATTATACCCATCGGTGATAGAATTTTGGTTAAACCTAAAGCGCCGGACGAAAAAACTAAGAGTGGTATTTTATTGACTCAGAAAGAAGACGAAAAGCAGGACCAAGGAATTGTTATTGCAGTCGGTGATGGCGAGGAGATGAAACGATTTAAAAAGGGCGAAAAAATTATTTATCAACGTTTTGGCCCGGCTAACATTGAAATTGAAAAAGAAAAATTTGTAATTGTCCATTTGGACGAGATTTTAGGAGTAATAAAATGAAACCAGCATGGAATAAAAGTAATAATTTTATCACTTGTAGGATATGTAAAAAGATATTTCATTCTGCACCATCTAACCATCGTAAGTATTGTTCTAAATTATGTACTAACATAGGGCAGACTGGACAGAAAAATCATTTAGGATATAAACATTCAGAAAAGACAAAATTAAAAATGAGTTTGATAAAAAAAGGTAAAGTTTGTAGTTTGGAACATAGAATAAAAACAAGCAACGCATTAAAGGGACATAAAGCACCCGGATGGAAGGGTGGGGTTTGCCATATTAACGCCTTGATAAGAAGCAGTATAGAATTTAGATTATGGAGAGAGGCCGTGTTTGCTCGCGATAATTGGATTTGTCAAAAGACAGGGATCAAAGGTGGGGCGTTGAGACCTCATCATATTAAAAACTTCGCTCAACATCCAGAATTGAGATTTGCGATAGATAATGGGATAACTTTATCAGATAAATCACATAAAGAATTTCACAAAAAATATGGGATTAAAAATAATAACCAAGAACAATTAGAAGAATTTTTAGAAGGAGAAACTAATGAGTAAAAGTGTTATTTTTGGAGACGAAGCACGGACTAAATTATTAGAAGGTATCAATCTTGTAGCAAAGAGTGTTGGCGCAACCCTGGGCCCAAAAGGTAGAAATGCTATTCTTTCAATGAATACAGCACCACCGATAATTACTAATGATGGTGTATCAATAGCATCTTTTTTCAATCTTGTAAAAGACCCATATATAAATACTGGTTGTCAAATGATTAAAGAGGTGGCTACAAAACAAAATGAACCCGGCGATGGCACGACGACTGCTACAATATTAGCATCTGCATTGGCGAATGAGGGAATTAAATATATTATTTCTGGAAGAGATCCAATCGAAATTAAAGAAGGAATTGAAAGAGCATCAAAAGAAACGATTGAATCATTAAAAAAGATTGCTAAACAAGTTAAAACCACAGAGGAATTAATCCAAGTGGCTACAATCGCGGTTGAAGATGAGAAGACAGGAAAACTCATTGGCGAGATGATGCACGAAGTTGGTAAAGACGGGGCAATTACAGTTGAGACTTCTAAAGATATTAAATTAGAAAAAGATGTCGCCAAAGGTATTAAGTTTGAGCAAGGATTTGCAACACCCTATTTTATGACTAATCCATTTCGGCAAGAAGCGGTTTATGAGGATGTGCCAATTTTAGTGACAGATCATACCTTTTCAATCAATGAAGAATTATCACCTATTGCAGATGGACTGGCAGAAAAAGGTATTAAGGGATTAGTGATAATTTGCGATGATATGAAAAATGAGGCTCTTACAACATCGGTTACTAACACAATTAAAGGGATATTTCATTTTCTGGTGATACGACTTCCCGGGCTTGACGAAGAGAGGACAAAACAAGGCGAGGATATTGCGGTGGCTTGCGGAGCAAGATTCATTTCAAAAGACATTGATAAATTAGAGAATATAACATTAAAGGATTTAGGCGAGGCCGAGCGAGTGATTTCAAAAAATGATAATACGATTATTGTTAAGGGAGGTGGAAGTGATAAGAAAATTAAAGATAGAATTAAAATTCTAAAAGAAGGATATAAAGAGGCTATTTCTGATTTTGATAGAGATAAAATAAAAGAACGGATCGCCAGATTATCGGGTGGGATTGGTGTTATAAGAATTGGCGCGGCTACCGAACAGGAGTTAAATTACAAAAAACATAAAATAGAAGATGCTTTGGCGGCCACACGAGCCGCGGTCGAGGAAGGCATCGTGCCGGGGGGTGGGGTTGCTTTATTAAGATTGACAGAAAAAGAAGTGTTACTACCGACTAAAGATGAGGAATTTAATAAAGAGAATGTTTACCCGATGTATCACTTCATGACAAATATAGGCGAGCAGATATTTTACGAAGCGATTAAATCTCCGATTAGAAAGATAGTTGAAAACGCTGGTAAAAATCCCGAAACAATAATTGAAAAGATTTTAGAGAATGAAAATCCAAACTGGGGATGGGACGCTAAAAATAACGAGTTTAAGGATATGATAAAATATGGTATAATAGACCCGATTAAAATTGTCAGAAAAGCGATAGAGAATGCGGTGAGTATGGCTATTATGCTTTTAAGTTCGGAGAGTTTAATTGTTGATATACCTGAAGATAAAAAAGAAGAACCGAGGAGGCCGAGATGATAGGTATAGAGATTACCTGCTGGGAACAACTTTGTCCGGAGGACTTAAAACTAATTGAAATGATTAGGGCGATTAAGTTCGGAGAGATTACAATTAAATTAAGAAATAGCAAACCAGTCATTATCGAAAAAGGTATAATGACGATTAAATTAGAGCATGATGAAAGGATGAGATGAGCATTTTAAAAAAACTAAATGGGGAATTAAGTCCCAAAGATAGAACGATAAAAGTAAATGAAGAGTTAAATGTAATTTTAGGAAAGTATAATTGTATTTTGGAAGTTGGGCATAGAATAACGATTGTCCCATTAGAGATGAAGAAAACCGAAAAAGAGCAAGAGCAAGAAAATTACAATAAAGCATAATTAAATAAAACTCAAAGGGAAGAACCCAGAGATAATAATTCTTTGGGTTTTTTGTTAAGGAAAATATGGCGACGATAAAACAAAAAAAGGCAGTTAAGAAAATAATTGAAAACAATGGAAACGTAAGTCAATCAATGATTGAAGTTGGATATAGTCCAGAGACTGCCAAAAATCCACAACAATTAACTGAATCTAAAGGTTTTCAAGAATTGGTTGAGAAATATCTACCAGATGATAAATTACTTAAAAAACATGACGAGGCACTTGAGGCTAATAAAGTAATCTCGGCTAATGTGTTTCCTGGAGGTAAGGACGGCAAGCCAGTCAACGATTTTATTGATGTTCCTGATTATCAAACGAGATTAAAAGCGGTTGAATTAGGATATAAAGTCAAAAAGCATCTGGTTGATAAAGTAGAACATTCTGGAGAAATTAGAACTATTAAAACAGAGGAGGAATTAGATGCCATTATCTCTAAGTTTAGAGGAGAAGCGGAAATACGCCGAAGTTCTGATGGAAAAAGCAGTTCTAAAGGCAAGTAAAGACCCGATTTATTTTATCAATAATTTTTTATGGACTTTCAATCCTAAATTAGAGCCGTATCATTTTGAGTTTAAATTATTTCCTTTTCAATATGATTTAGTTTATGAAATTAAAGACGCGATTGAAAAAGGAAATGACTTATTTATCGAAAAGTGTCGAGAGATGGGGGCAACTTATACTGTCTTGGCAGTGTTCTTTTGGTTCTGGAGGTTTGTAGAGGGTTCTAACTTCCTTGTTGGGTCTCGTAAAGAAGATTTTGTTGATAATACTAAAGGCGACTCGGAGGAACTCTCTAACAAAGAAGAATCTCTATTTGGGAAATTAGAGTATTTTATTAATCATCTCGACCCGATTGCTTTGCCAGTCGGATTTAACCAAACCAAACATCTAAATTATATGTCCTTAATGAATCCTAATAATGGTAACTCAATATCGGGTGAATCCTCAAACCCTAATTTCTCAAGAGGTGGCAGAATGAAAGCTATTATGTTAGACGAATTTGCTTTTTGGCCTGATGGTGGAGCTGTGTGGGGGGCGACAGCAGATACCACCAGTTGTAGAATAGTTTTGACAACGCCGGGAAGCGCGCCCTCTAAAGCCAAGAGATTACGATTTGGTAAAGACGGGGAGATTATTAAGGTTATTACTCTCAATCACGAATTAGACCCTCGTAAGACCGAGGAGTGGCTACAAAGAGAACGAGAGCGCCGTTCGGCCGAGGACTTTGCCCGCGAGATTATGATTAACTGGGAGGGTTCGATTGAGGGAAGAGTCTATCCTGAAATTAAGCAAGCAGAATATGGAACTTTCCCTTACGATTCCGCTTGGGGACTTTATTTTAGTTGGGACTATGGGTTGGATGGGACAGGTATAGGAGTATGGCAATTGAATCCTTTAAATGCCAAATTGCGATTAGTAGATTCTTATGAGAATAATAATGTTCCGATTCAATTTTATTTTCCATTATTGAAACAACCAATAGATTCAATGTTTGATTATACTGATAAGGACTTAGAGGCGATTGAGGCGTTTAAGGATTTTAAAAAAGCTATTCATCATGGCGATCCAGATGTTGCTAAAAGAAGTTTCCAAAGCAAAGACGCAAAGTCAACTCGTCGAGCTTTAAGCGAGATTGGAGTATATGTCCAGACCAAACCTGAATCAAATGATTTTGCTACCAGAAGAGAAAAAACTAAAGTCTGGCTTCAAAGGGGGATTGAAATCAATAACACACCCAGAAATGAGCAATGGATAGAATGTATTAAAAATGCCCGCTATCCTCAACGAGATGAGAACTCACAAGCAACAGGGCCAATCACTTTGCCAATTCACGACTTCACTTCTCATCATCGAACAGCCTTAGAGTATCTTTGCGTCAATTTAGATATGCCGAAGCAATTAGTCAAAATTCCGATGACAATGCAGGAGAAGGTGATGGCAAAGATAAATGAGACTTCTGAGGATAGGAGTGGCGACGGGATTTTAGAATAACTTTTAAATGTGGTATAATGTTAGTGTGATGAGGCAAAGTTTGGTAAAAAAATAGGGGATGTTTAATTCCCAATTCGCCGGCCATCGACCAAATATGCCAAAATCACTTTAATATATGGCCGGCCAATAAATTAGTATAAATTATAGACCTACGGAAGAACCGAAGTCAAACGCTTCGGCTTTTTTGTATTGAAAGGAGAATATGACATTAGCAATCGTAATCGCATTTCTTTTGTTTATTGGATTTCGTGAATGGATGACTAATGAACGAATCAAAGATTTAGAACTCAAAGCATTAACAAAAACTCCCCAAGAGTATGCTCAAATGAAAAATATTGAGAAAGTGGCCAAAGTAAATAAACCGAAAGAAGAAGATGAACTTGTTGACCCTCTTGAGGTTGATGTAAACGAGGCCCTGAAAGGAATAAACCGTGAGTGAGTATAAAGGCATAGACTCAACTGATGACGCATTAAAGGGCGATGACACCAAGTTTTTAGGTGTTCTCAACTCTTGGTTTGAAGCGGCTAAAAAGAATCGCCAACAGAAGGATTGGGAGTGGTATCTCTATGACAATTATTATCGAGGTAATCATTATATTCAATTTAACAAAAAAACTTTTCAGATAGTTACTCCTCCTCGGCCAAAAGGTCAGATTAGATTAACTGTCAACTATATTTTCCCGATTGTTAGAGCAATCAGAAACTTTGCGACTTCCTACCGGCCCAAATGGGAAGTGGGAGCGAACTCGACAACCGAAGATGAGGTCAATAATAATCGTAAATCTGCCGAGACTTTGGATAACTATTTCGATCATCTCGAAATGCCTAAAAAGATTAAACAGGCGGCCAATCATGTTATTCAAAAAGGTTTAGGGTTTTTCCAGTATGCTTGGGATGACGAAGGAACTGGGTTTGACAATCAAAAAGGTGAAGTGGATGTCTGGGTCAGAGACCCCTTCGATGTTTATATGGACCCAGCAGGAATGGAGACAGGAGATATTCAGAACTGTCGTTTTGTTGATATTGCCATCTCTAAACCAATTCAAGATATTATTAACAATCCAAACTACAAGTTCGACAAAGAGGAAGACAAAGACAATATCTCCGGCGACACAGTTCGCGCGGCTTCGGAGTTTAAACAGATTTTGATTAGAAATCAATATGCTGATAACTTCTCCAGCAACAAAGAACTCAAAACTAAAATCTTACACGAAACTTTATACAAAAAGAAAGTTGGAGATAAAACCGAGGTTTGGGTCGCCTCTTGGTTTGAGGGACACCTATTGAGAAATGAAAAAACCGAGTTTGAGAAATATAATCTTATCCCGATTGTGTCTGATGATAACCCGAATGAGATTGGTGGTGAGGGATATATTAAGAACTTAGTGCCAATTAACAAGGCTCTTAACAGGTTGGAATCACAAATATTAGAGTATAACAACCTAGTCAATCGTGGCAGACTTATTGCTGATAAGAATTCAGGAGTGTCCAAGATTACTAATGAAACAGGCGAGATTATTGAGAAGAACCCTGGCGCTGATGTTAAAGAAATGACTCATCCAGGACTTTCTCCCGATATTCACGCACAAGTATCTCGTTTGGTAGATTACATTAAATATATTTCAGGCGTGGTTGACGCTTTTGTAGGTAAGGCCCCGGCAGGTGTTACAGCAGGGGTGGCTCTTGAATCTCTAAAAGCCCAAACAGCCAATAATCTTCAGGATATAAAAGACAATTTAGAAACATCTTTGGCTCAACTTGGAGAGGGTATTTTGGAACTTATAGCAAACAAAGTGATAGCCCCGAGGCAAATCAAAACTGCTGGTCAAGATGGCAAACCTTCTCACTTTAAGATAAAAGGCCAGGTCGGAGTTAAACCCAAAGAGCAACTTCCTAAAGATACCTATGTTATCGGTAATCAAAATCAAGTTAAAGTGATAATCGGATCGGGATTGGCCTACACAAGAGAAGGTAGAATTGCAAGACTTGATAAAATGTTAGAGCAAAAAGTAATCGCTCCGGCAACCTATCTTAAAGCAATCGAGTTTGGCGATATAGAGGAAGCGATTAAAGAATCTACTCAATCGCAATTCAATGATGCAATGATGCAAAATATTACGAAAAATGGTATGCCGGGTCAGATGCCACCAGGGGGTATGCCCGCACAAGGTCAGATGCCGGCAGAACAACCTCCAACGGGTCAGCCAGCACCTCAAGAGCAAGGACCTGATTCTTGGACCAAGTTAGCCGAGGATGAGAATAAAGCAATGCTCACTGGTAAAATTATTCCACCGACTGAGGGAGCTCCAAAAGAACATACAGCAATTCATATTGCATTTAGCCAGAGCGATGAGGCACAAGAAAATGAACACTTATTAAAGGCAATATATGAGCATATTCGTGGGGAAGAAAGTCAACAGGGTATGCCAGAGACAGGAAAGAGTGAATAATGAAAAAAGTGTTGTCCGAGGAACATATAAATAAAATAAGGAAAGCGATGGAGGGAAATAAACACTTTTTAGGCAAAAAACATTCCGAAGAAAGCAGGGCAAAAATTAGATTATCATTATTGGGAATCAAACATCCTGAAGAAAGAATAATAAAAAATAGAGAGTCTCATAAAGGTATTAGACATTCAGAGGAAACAAAGGCAAAGATGAGAAAAAGTAGTGTTCATTATTGGCAAGGGATACCCTCAGAACTACAACCAAATTGGAAAGGTGGATTATCCTTTGAACCATATAGTAAAGATTTTAGTAAGCAACTTAAACAAAAAGTTAGAGCAAGAGACAATTATACTTGTCAAGAGTGTAAATATTCAGAAAAACAACTTGGGTATAATTTAACAGTTCATCATATAGATTATGATAAGAAAAATAATATATTAAGCAATCTTATATCCTTATGTCGGAGTTGTAATTCTAAAGTTAATTGGAATAGAGATAATTGGAAGAATTATTTTCAACAAGGATTAAATTTAGAAGGAGTTGAAAATGCCGAAGGCGTTTGATGATTGTCGAGCAAATGGTGGTAAAATTAGAACAAAAACTCTTAGTGGCGGAAAGTATATGCATATCTGCATATTGAATGGCAAAAGTGTTGGTGGTGAGGTAAAAACTGCTAAGTCAAAAGGCAAAACTACAAAGGGTGCGTTTGAGCGTGCCGCTAAAAAAGCATAAATTTAAAATTTGTGGTATAATATAGTTGACAAAATATAGCTGAATGGAAGAACCATAGGCAAATAACCTGTGGTTTTTTTGTAATTTAAATAATTGACCAACCCTTTGAGATAGTCGCAAGACGAACCTTAGAGGAAGTCAGAAAGGAACAACATGGCAGACGAAACACCAGACGACAAAGGTGGAGTCAAAGACCCTGCGGATGCAGGGGACGATCAAAAAGTAACTATCGGGGATGTTGAGATGACACCCGATGAGGCGAAAGAATTGGTCGAGAGTGGGAAGAATTTTAAAGAATTAAAAGAGCAGTATCCGGACATTGACTTTAAAGAACTTCCCAAGAGCTTTACCCAGACACGGCAGGAATTGGCAGAATTAAAAAAGCCAAAAGCACCTGAAAAAAAACTTGAGCCAGATGAGGAGGCACGGATTAAGCAGATTGATGATTTCTTTGCTGATCCTCATGTGCAGAAAAGGTTTAAAGAATTACAACAGGGACAAGACAAACAATTAAGAGAAGATTTAGAATTCCAAAAGGTTATGGAAAACCTTACGGCGGAATTCGACGGCTCTGACGGCAGACCAAAGTTTATCGCAAAGGCAGTTTTGGAATATGGTCAGAAGAATCAAATTTTCAATCCTCGCACAGCTTATAAAGAAATGAATGAAAAAGAATTAGAAGAGTGGACAATCAAACAAGCCAACGAGAAGAAAAGACCAACCACTTTCTTTGAGAAAAAGGGTGGGACTGGTGCAAAACAACCCGATGCCAAAACGCCAACAACTTTTAAGGAAGCCAGAGAAGCCGCTGAAGCAGAATTAGAATAATTTAGAAAGGCTTAAAATGGCAACTGATTTAACAGGACAGCAAGTAGGTGCAGCTGGTACTTACTTTGATGATGCTTTACGCATCCACTACCAACCAGCGATTCGGGCGCAATTCCCGCAGAAATCAGTCTTATTGCAGAACCTTGAACGAGGAGATGCAAAAAAGATTGATACTTCTGGACAATTTGCAAGAATTACCCTTCAAAAAGCTTTACATCCTTCAGTTGGTGCTAAACCAGAAGGAAAACCATTACCAAACAAATCTTACACTCGATTGGAAACAACCGATGTGTATATAAAACAGAATTATGGCCGTATTGAAATCACTGGTAATGTTATGCGAGCTTCCCGCGACAATCGTGGTGCGGCTATGAAAGCTTTAGAAGTTGAAACAGAAGCAGTTACGAAGGCTTTAAGAAATGACATTAACCGACAATTAGCGTGTGGAAATGGAACAGGCGTATTGGCTCTTGACAATGGTGGCTCACAAACGACCACTTGGACACTTGATTCAGTATTGGGTATTGGATTCACGACTCCTTCCTCAATCGGTTCAGAAGTCGCTCCTACCAAATACTTTGTAGCTGGTATGGAAATTGACTGTGGTGATGCTACCACCTACACGACTATTGATGTTACTGCTGCGACTGTTACGACAGTCAACTCAGCAACTGCTATCACTGGTTCAACAATCAGTGGTTGCGATGACAATGGTTACTTTTTGCGACACGATGCCGCCGCATCAGAAATGATGGGTCTTCGTGGAATCATTGATGACTCAGGTCATCTTGACGCTCTACAAGCTATCACCCGTTCAACTTCAGGCAACGCTTACTGGAAATCTTCAGTCGTTGACTACGGCTCAGCCGCCGCTCCTGCGACTTTGACAGAAGCTTATATGCAAGAAGCATCAACTTTGAGCGAGAAAAACGATGGAGAAACTTCCTTCGTGCTTACGACTTTTGGACTTCGAGATTCCTATGTCTCAATCCTTCAGTCCGACAAAAGGTTTGTTAATACCACCGAATTAAAAGGTGGTTTCAAATCTATTGACTTCAACGGGACACCACTTACCCCCGACAAAGATTGCACGCCTTACACGATGTATTTCGTTGACAAGAGCACCTTGGAACTTTACGAGGCTTCCCCAATTTCGTGGGCTGATGAAGATGGCTCGGTTCTTTCACGAGTTGCAAACTACGACGCTTACGAGGCATTTCTTTACTACTACGCCAATCTTGGGGCAAATAACTGTGTAAAAAATGCGTGTCTTTCATATGTGCAGTAAAGAATAGAGAACCTTAAAAAATGACAGAAAAACATAAGCGAAAATTGAGCGAATCCCATAAGGGTAGCAAAAACCCAATGTTTGGCAAAAAACTTTCAGAAGAACATAAGAGAAAGATTAGTCAGAATAATGGTAAGTATTGGTTGGGAAAGAAAAGAGATAAACCAACAATAGAAAAATTGAGTAAAGCCAGATTGGGTAAGGCTCGACCAGGTAATCCAGAAAATTGGAAACATTCTGCCGAAACTAAAAAGAAAATTGGTGATATGGAACGAGGAGACAAATGTCATTTTTGGCGAGGCGGGATTTCATATGACCCCTATCCTGAAGACTGGACGGATGTGTTGAGGGAGTCGATCAGAATCAGGGATGGGTATATATGTCAATTATGTGGAATACATCAGGACGAATTGCAGGACAGATTTAAAAAATTGGATTGTCATCACATAGATTATGACAAAACCAACTGCAATCCTGATAACCTAATAAGTTTATGTAGAAGTTGTCATCAAAAGACAAATTTTGATAGAGAATACTGGATAAAAAGATTAGTCCAATAATTCCTCCATAAAGGGTTAATGGGGATGTTTGGCGGGATCATCCATAAACAAACCGCCCAAATAAAAATTAAAGTATCTTGGGGTGTCTAAACGGAGATAGGTTTTCCCCTCCTTACCTATCTCTCTCCAGACACCTCAAGGGTAAACTATTTAGGAGACAAAAATGATTAAGAATAGAAACATTGCGATAGATGCTGCGATCGACCCAAGTAAAATAGTAAATCTTGGGATGGGTGAGGTCTTTTATGTGGCAGAACGAGGATCGGCTGCTCATCAATGGTTAGATAAAAGAGTTCCGAGTGATCACCTATTTGACCATGTTTCCACATCAAGTGCAGTTACTGTAAATGGTCTTAAAAATGCAGTAGCGGCTTGTTCAAGTGGTAGAAACGATTATGTGGTAGTAATGCCATCAACCAGCACTTATTACATCGATGAATTACTCTCACTAAGTAAGGTTGGTATGCACTTAATTGGTGCATCAAATAATGCTACGGATTATGGTTCAAAAAATAATATTCGTATTCAACAGATTGGTTCTGCACTGGCTATTATGGAAATAACCGCTGGCGGTATAGAGGTAGCTGGACTTTATCTAAAAAATATATCCACCTATGCTCATATTACAGTGCCAACGACAAGTACAGTTTCCGCTTGGGGGTTGAATATACACCATAATACTTTTGTGAGTAGAAGTTCAACGACTTCTCTGCCAATGTTGGACTGCAACGGAGACGGAGCAGCTTATAGTGAAATTAGTTATAACTGGTTTCAATCACAAGTTACGGGCGGTAGTTTTACTGCTGGTGTAATTGATGTAGAAGCCGCTGCTGCAAAGACGACTGTTGCACATAATCTTATTCAGGCTGCGGATAATACTTATGCTTATGGGATAAGAAACAAATCTGCACATAGTTTGGTCGCATATAACGTTATAACAGAAGATTTAGGGACGGTTGAAGTTGCTATTAGTGTTGCTGCAGGTTGTTCAATCATTGGGAACAGGTGTGCTGTGGCAACAGATCATTTTTCTGATGGCAGTGCAACAACTGGAGTTGGGTATGCGGATAATATGGATGGTGTAACTGAAGGTACTGGTGGTATAACGGCTCAATTAGAAACTTAATTTTAGTATTATATTGAGGTGATTGTATGAGCGATATAAACATGTATGTTAAGTGTTTAACTTGTGATGGTTCAGGAAAAATCATGACACATGAAGAAATTCCTACTGAAATGGATTGTCCAACCTGTAATGGTTTAGGCAAGGCTTTGCGTAGCACAATAGATACTACAGATATAATGAATGAGTTAGATTGGATAAAAAAGAAAATAAAAAAGATTCTTCAAAAATTAGATATTCCTGAAGAAGAATAAGAAAGGATAAAATGGAACAATTAGAAGTCCAAAACACAACAGAGGATGAAGTTCAGGTTATGTGGGACGGACAACAGATTTACTTCAAACCAGGGCAGAAAAAGGCTTTTACCGAAGGCGTGGCAAGAGGTATCGCCAATGAAGCAAAAGGTTTAGAACTGGTTGGAGAAAAAGAGGTATCAGAACCCGTCGAAGTAGCAGAAAGTCCCGCAGAGGCGATTGTAGAGGATAATTTTACAGAGACAGTTACCAAAAAGGGATCAGTTCAGTATCGCAAAAATGGCAAGATGATTTCTAAAGCAGACTATGAGACCAGATAAATGGTAAATTCTATATTCTTAAATCAAATGTTTCGGCTTGACAAAACTTTATTCTTGAAGTTAGACAAGTTGAAACAGCGATTTATAGTTTATAGGAAGGATAGACAGAACCTCCCTCGTGAAATCCTTGTTATCGAGGACAATCGGGGGGAGTTCTGCTATCCATCGTATGAGCATATTGTTCAATTATACAAGGCCGACCTTTGGCAGAATCCTAATCTAATAAAAGAAATGGACGAATGGAACGAAAACCTTGATAAAGAATCGGATGAGAAAATACACAGAATTTCAGACGAAGTAAGTAAAATTGCCACGAGATCGGCCTGGTACTGAGGTTAAAATGCCAAGAGGAACATACCCAAATGGTAATAAAGGATTATTTACAAGCGAAAGACTTAAAGGTAAAATGCCTAAAAATATTGGTTATCTTCATTCTTTACCCGCAGATATAGAGAAAAAAAGATTAGAAAATATATCAAAAGCATTGACTGGTAAAAAACTATCTAAAGAACATAAAGAAAATATAGTTAAAAAAAATAAAGGTAATAAATACGCTTTAGGTCATCACTGGAAACACACAGAAAAAACCAAAAAGAAAATGAGTATTAGTCAAAAAAATAGACAACCTTTTTCAGAAGAGACCAAAAAAAAGATGAGTATATCTCACGGCGGGAACGGAACTTCAGATAGAACATTAAAAAGATATTATCATACGATAGGTACAGAATATAAAGAATGGCGAAGTAGTGTTTTTCAACGAGATAACTGGATTTGCCAAACTTGCGGAATAAAAAGCAGCGAAGGAAATAAAGTTTATTTAGAAGCCCATCATATTAAAGGATGGACAAAATATCCAGAATTAAGATATTTGCTGGATAATGGCGTAACTCTCTGTCGGGAGTGCCATAAATTAACATTAAAAAATAGAATGTAGGTCATTTTGATTAAACAAATTCCCTCATTAGATGGTTACGAAGTAGCAGTTTCCGTTCCGGCCGCTTTCACTGGTGCAACTACGGCAACAAGAGGCGACAAGGATACTGCCAGCGGATTATGGACTCTTTTTCAGGTAAATGGTGATGTTATAGTCAGAATCTTCGGAGTGTCCACTTTAACACCCGTAGGGGCTTCTGGGACACTTGAAGTGGGGATTGTAGGTAACACAGCAGGTTTAATTGCTCAAACTACCGCAACAACTATTGTTACTAACTATTTATGGAGCGATTCTACTCCGTCGTATGGATTAGACCTATTATCTACCGTTCTTGGACCCTATGTATTAGTTAATGGTCAAGATATTATCGAAACCACCAAAACAACCGATTTAACAGCTGGGAATATTTACTATGTCTGTCTTTACAAACCACTAACTCCAGGATCGTCAGTTAAAGCAGTTCCTATAACTGGTGGAGCTTCGGTCAGGTTTGATAGTTAAAATGTAGTTTGACAATATGTTTCCACAAGAGTATCATAGTAAGTATGATACTTAAATTACAAAAAGGAATTAAATCTTATATAGACAAAGAAGATTGGGATAAAATATCCAAATTACATTGGTGGTTTGAGGGTAGATATGTTGCCAATTTCAAAAGTTATAGAGATGGAAAATTGAAGAGAACAAAAAAAATACTATTACACCGTTTTATTTTAGGACTGGATAAAGATAATAAATCTGTAGTAGACCACATAGACCGCAATCCCCTGAACAATCGTAAAAACAATTTACGAATTTGCACCCAAGTAGAAAATCAACAAAACAGAATAAGGGTTCAGAGCAACAACACATCGGGGTATAGAGGAGTATCTTGGTTTAAACCCGCTAAACTATGGTTCGTGCAAGGACATTTTAGAGGGAAAAGGGTTTGGACTAAATATTATAAAACTTTTGATGAAGCGGTAGTTGGTAGGAAAGAATTTGAAAAGAAATATTTTATTAAATAATCAGGGGTATTAAATGCCTTCTATTAAAGTAGATAAAGCTAAAATATCTTTTAATAACAAAAAAACTTCTATTTCAAGTGAAAAAGCAGGAGCGAACAGCACTGGAGCAAAACAATTATATGATAGTGGATTATTATATGACTCGGGTCTTTACTACGATGATTACAATGGCAGTCCAGTTTATGGAGAGAAAGCGAACATACAAACTTCATATAAAAGGTCAAAAGTTTCAATAACAGATGATAGAGCAAAAATAAGTCTAAGAAAGGATTAAATGGCAGAATTTCCAACCACCGTATCCAATCTTAAAAATGACTACGATGAAGATGATGAGATAGCATCAGGTATTCCTAATGCTCAAGCTGTTGAGATAAATGCTATTGCTACTAAAGTTGGAGCTGATAGTTCTGCGGTTACAACCACCCACGATTATAAATTATCTGGTGTTACTGGAACTGACAAAGCAGTTTCAAAAACAGGAACAGAGACTTTGACTAATAAGACTTTAACTTCACCAATAATTACAGCGCCAACACTGAAAGGAACTTTAGATGGTTGGATTTTAGCTAATGAAACCTGGACTTATGCTTCGGCCACAACTATCACCGTTCCCTCTGGTGCGGCTTCAAAGTATTCGGTTGGAGATAAAATTAAACTGACGCAAACAACGGTTAAGTATTTCTATATTACAGGCGTAGCAGATGAACTTTTAACTATTACTGGAGGTACAAGTTATACTCTTGTTGATGCCGCCATAACTCTAAACTACTACTCCAAAGTCACCAGTCCAGTCGGATTTCCACAGTGGTTTGCTTATACGTCAACTTTAAGTGGTTGGTCAGGAACACCGACTCAAGGATGTTCTTTCACCATAAATGGCAATACAGCCATTGTCCATATTTCAATAGCTGGCACAAGTGATAATGCGACAACGACTTTCACGCTTCCAACAGCATCGGAATCAAGTGTGGGTCAAGCTGGCATGACTGCCGTAGCAGATAATGGTGCTGCTCAATCTTATCCTGGCAGAGTTGATATAACAGCGGGTTCAAATGTAGCGACTGCTACTAAGACACTTACTAGTGCAGCTTTTACTGCCGGAAACGCGAAGAACATATACGGAAAAATTATTTATCAAATTAATATTTAATTACGAAGCAGCTTAAAGAAAGGATAATATGACAATTAAAGCCCCAAATCCGACGATTTCAGAACCTAAAACATATTTAACAGCAAGTGTTGCCGCCGCAGGGACTGCTTTAACTGTCGCGAGCAATGAGGGATTTGTCGCTAATGATTATATTGTTATTGGAAAACAGGGGCAAGAAGGAGCAGAACTTCATAAAATATCTACGGTTGCAACTACTGTAACTATAAATATCGCTGGCGATGCTATGAGTGCCGCCGCTTCTGAAAATACTTGGGTTACTTTTATTAAGTATAATCAAGTCAAGTTCTATTTAGGGGACTGGTCGGCAAGATATTATACAGGCACAGTCGCAATTAACAAGGACTCAGCGACTTTAACAGGCACAGGAACGACCTGGACTGCTCTTACTACCGCCTACGCACTCCTGTTAAATGGAAAATGGTATGATATTTTAAGTGTTGACTCGGCGACTCAAATTACTTTAACTGAAAATTATACCGATGAAGATACAAGTTTAAATTCGTATGCTTTGGTCTTATTTACTTCTCAAAAAACTTCCGATATTGCTATCACCCAAGAAGAAACCCTCTGGGATGACACAGACGCTCTCGCAGAGGATTATTACCGCACAGAATACTACAATGAGACCTCTACTGCTGTTTCGACTAAATCTTCTATCATCTCTGCCGGCGAAGAAGAAGGATTTAGTGAATTTGCTTTGAGGAGTTTAGAAGATCAGGTTTTATCTGACCTGAAAGACCCCGAAGCTAAAAGACGAACCCGACCAGAGGTTGACAGGGATATAAACGATGCTATTAGAGAATTTGTCAATGCGATTGTATCTGATGTTCAAGAGGATTACTTAAATACCTACGATACAATAAATTTTAATGCCAACAGAGGCGAATATCCTCTATTTGATGATTTCAGAAAACTGACAACAATTTGGATTTCTTACGATGGATCGGATTATGACAAGGCAACTCCAATGAGAATTGGCGATGATCTTCCCGACGCTGATTACTCTGAGAGTGATCCGAGATACTATCTAAGAGACAATGTTTTAGGGGTTAAACCTATTCCAGACGCCGCTGTAACCACGGGAGCGAAGGTCTGGTATGAACGAAGAATACCCTCTTTGAAATATGAAGGCGATGAATTACCTTACTTATTAAAGGATTTTAAGAGTTATATTGTGGACTATGCGGTTGCGAAAGGAACTGATGATAAAAATGAGTCAATAAAACGCCTTACTATGTATGAAAATGGCAAAAGGATAATGGTTAAAACACTTAAAGATCGTGATCTTGACGCTGTCAGGTCAATAGAAGATGTGCAGGAGTATTACTAATGCAAATTTTATTTAAAAATTTTTCTTTGACTGAGGGATTGAATCTTGGCGTCTCTCAATATCTAAATAAGCCCGGCGAATGTCGGGAAGCTTTAAATTGTGATTTTAATATTATAGGCGAATTAGCCAGATTTCCTGGATTTACAACTTATGGAGATAAAATATCTACCTCTGCTATTTTAGGGTTATATGGATTTGACAGCATATCGGGCGGAACAACTGTTTGGTTAGCCGTTAATGGGACTGTAATTTATCGGGATGAGTCGGGGACTTGGACTTCTTCAGGGACTGGACTGACAACAGGCAAAGAAGCAAGTTTCGCCACTCATCTTGACACGGCAATTATGGTTAATGGGACAAATGCGGCTCAAAAATCAACCGATGGTATTACTTGGACTGCTTTAAGTGGGTCTCCACCTGTGGCTAAATATTGTATCACTTTTGACAATAAAATTTATTTTTTGAATTTAAGTGGATACCCTTCGAGAATTAGGTGGGCTGATGATGGCACGATTGAAACTTGGACGGCGACTAACTTTCAAGATATTGCAATAAGTGAGTCTGGTGGGGGATTAAATGACGAGATAACAGGTGGAATTGTTAATAATAATACTTTATTAATATTCAAAAATTACTCAACTTGGAAATGGGACACTTATGAATCAAGAACTTTAAGCACTTCTGCCGGTTGCCGCGCGCCTAAATCTATTGCTACGATAGACGATTGGACTTTCTGGCTTTCTCATAAAGGTGTGATGGCTTCTAACGGAGGCAAACCTTTCAGAATTTCTAAACCAGTTAAAGTGTTTATTGATGGAATGTCGGATATTACCGCACCAGTAGGTTGGGCGGAGGATAATTTTTATTATCTTTACATCGGAACTTCTAACGGAGTTACTAATTGTCTTTTAATTTATGATTTTGACAATAATGTTTGGTCTTACAAACCAATGCCCGATGTAATTAAAATGGCGGCGATACTTACAACCTCAGCTAATGTCCGTTCGGCTTACTTCGGAGATGATGCAGGACAGGTTTATAAATTCAAAACGGGGCTTACTGATAACACTGCCGCGATACCTTTCAAATGGGTCGGTGCGCCGCAGATGTCGGGATATCCGCACTTACAAAAAGATTATCAATACTTTTATGTCTTTTTAGACAGAACTGCCAAATCAGGAATTGATGTTTTGTATTCAATAGATTTTGAGGATTTCAAACCTTTAGGAACGGCCTACAATGTCGTTTCGGAGCTTCCTTTTCCTCCGGGGACTTCGGGGCATAATATCAGAATACAATATTCAACAACGACCACAGCTGACCAGCAAAAAATACTTGGACACTTGTGTCAAGGCGAGATTTTGCCAGGGAGATTAGGAGATGTCGAATGAAAACACTTTTAGACGATACATATGAGGATTTGGGATATGATCCATTTCTAAATAGAAGCATACAAAGTTCAGATCCGAATTATCAGACAGGTGAAGAATTCAATTTAATGACAGAAGATTCCGTAATTAATTCATCTAAAATTAAGGGAGATCTTTTAATCAAAAAAATGGTGGTGAATGATGGTACGCAAGATGTGGTAATTTTAGGTAAATTAACTGCTGATACTTATGGAATAACTGTCGTAGGTGGCACAATTACTGGAGCTACTGTAACTGGTGGAACTTTCCAGACAGCCACTTCCGGTGCAAGAGTAGTAATAGATAATGATGCTGGTTTTCAACACTTTGGAACAGGTGGATTGCGTCTTGCGGTAGATGCTGGTGGATTATATTTTTATGATACTGTCGGGAATAGCACAGGAGCTTTTATTGGTGGCACTACAAGAGTTACCTTTTCTGGGAGTGATTTATATTTTGGTGGTGTTAGTGGTATTGATCTTATACCAGTAACTGATAATACAGGTAGATTAGGCACGGAAACTAATAGATGGAATTTAATTAGGGGCACAACTATTACACCAGGTGATTTAGGATTTGAAGAAAAAACTTGTTATAAATGTCATAAAAAATGGAAAATTGGCGATGAATTAAAATTGATAGTCAAAAGTATAAATAAAGATGGAGAACCTTTGACCGTTCCGATTCATTCAGATTGTTAAGATAATCAAAATTTATGGTATAATATAGCCGAAGAGAAGAACTCAAGGCCAAAGTCTTGGGTTTTTTTGAAAGGAAAAATAATGACACGTCAAGAACTAGAAAATCTATACAGAACACACCTCAAACGAGAGTTAGGTGCTGGAGACATTCAGGCTCTCGGTGGAGAAAGTGGTCCTTGGCAAGGTATGTCGCAGGAAGATTTTCTACAGAATACCATTATGCCCTCCGAAGAATATACTTTCGGACCTTATCGAAAGTTATTAAGTGAATGGTATGGTATGAAACCAGCAACACCAGCGACTTTCAAATATACTCCCGAAGAAGAAGCGGCGGCTAAACTTTCAGTTGGTCAAGAATTTCGCCCTTTTTATCAAGAACAGGCAACTCAATCAGGTCAAGATTTTAAAACAGCTCTTACAAATGCCAGAGAAGGATTTTCTCGTCGGGGACTTTGGGGGGCAGCAGGTGGCACAGAACAGAAAATAGATCCCGCAACTGGTTTGGCTTATACAACCGGAACTCAACCGACGACCACTGGAGGTCCACAATCTGGATTAAGACAAGTTGGTGAACAGAGATTAGGTGAATTACAAGAAAGACAAAGCACCGCTTTTGGCAGGGCTTATACTGAAGCGGTAGCCGGAGGAACTCAGGGTCGTCAAGCAGAAGCACAGGATATTTATGAGAAAACTATCCGTCAGCCGTATGCTGACCAATATCAAGCGTGGTTAGCTCAACTTAATGCCTTACAAGCAGGATTAAAATAGGAGACTAAAATGGCAAACACTCAAGAGTTAGAGCAACGATTAGAACAACAGCAAAAAAATTATCTTTCTCGGCTCGAAAGTGCGGGGCAACTTCCTTCTGTTGTATCTCAAGAATGGCAAAAGGCCGGTGGAGCTGAAACCACTAAATTAAGAGGCGAAGAAGCCCAACTTTTGACCGATTATGTCTCTGCCGGTGCTCGTGGCAGAGAAAAATACAAGGATGTTTGGGACCCATTTGCCAGAGAGCGACTTGCTACTTCCGCTACTGCACTGGAATACAAACCTATCGCTGATATTAGAAGTGAACTCGCTATGCGCGCGGAAGCGTTAGGAGTAGCAACTCAAAGCGCAACAGCAATGTATGGAGCAGGAACTCAAAGAGCCGAGACTAATTTAGGATTTACTCAATCTGCTTATGAGAGAGCTTTACAAAGAGAGCAGGAAGAAACCCGACAGAGAGAGAGAACAGAGGAAATGGCATTAGCGGCGGCTAAGGGTGGTGGTGGAGGAGGAGGTGGTGGTGGGACTCAAAGCAAAACAAGTATTGCCTCCGATCTTAAAGACGATATTCAACAAGGCATTTCAGATATTGTTGCCGCAGGACTACCTCAATGGTCAACAGAAGCTCTTATCAAACAACTACAACAGGCATATCCAGAAATAGCATCTCTTGAAATTGAAAAACAAGTTTATGATTACAGAAGACCACTTGAAGAACAATATCAGTTTTAATAGATTGGATAATAATGGGTAGATTATATGGTAATGCACAATCTAATGTGAGTTCTGGTTCAAGATATAAAAGAATGAAACCTGATTGGTTGAAGGAATATAAACCTCCTGAAGAACCTCAACCAGTTCAACCCACTCCTCAACCGAAACTCTCCTTTTTACAGAGGATGATTCAGCCGGTAAAAAAGTATTTTGCACCTACCGAAAATGTCAGGGCAAGAGATGTAGTTAGAGAAATTGCGACTGGCCCTTTTTCTTATGTTGGTTCATCAAAATATATGGCGAAACAAGCGGAATATGCTCGTCAACATCCAAAAGAGGCGGCGACAAAAGTAACGAGAGAAATTGTAGAGCCAGCGGCACAATCTGCTTTGTCTTTATATGAAATACCGGGAGTTGTAAAACGAGGTGGTAAAACTACTCAAAGAGAATACGATATTTTGGGTATTCCCGCATTAGGTAAAACTAAAAGCCATCTTTCTAATTTTGAAAATGTCGCTAATGATGTGATAGAAGGAAAAAGACCTCTCTGGCACGCTTTGGGGCCTCCCGCAATGGCCGTTGGGGGCGTATTGGATGTCTATGCAGTCGGAGCAGTGGGAAGAGCAGGAATAAAAAGTATATTAACCAAACCAGTCAAGAATTTGACAGATAATGAAGCTGGTAGTATTTTGAAACTTCTTAGTAAAGAGGGCAAAACCACACCAGCAGATAAATTAGCACTCGATAAATTGGTAGATATTAAAGTAACAACAGGCATAAAAGGGCAAGCACCCAAAATCGGTAGAAAGGGTGTAGAGGTTGAGGTAAAAAGAGGAGTAATACCAGAGGTTAAACCTATCGCCAAAGCCCCACTTCCAGAAGTAGTTGCTCCTAAAGCCACCCAAGGAGCAGGGGGAGTAGGGGGAATAGCCGAAAAACAAGCACAAATAGATAAAATGAAAAAAGAAATCTTTGATATGCAACACTGGAACACTCCTCGAGGAATAGAACCAAAAAGAACAATAGGGCAATCTCAAAGAATTGCGGTGAATGTTAGAAATAATAAAATACAAACTTTACAAAATGAAATTGATAAAATCTCTGGTGGGGGAGTAGGGGGAGAGGTTAAAGTAGTTGCGCCGAAAGTAACACCAAAACCTATCATACCAGAACCGACCCCTAAAGGAATAAGTAAGTTAGGTAAAGATGTTGAAGCAAGAGCAGTAGAAAAAAAACTTACTAAAGGATTTGAAGGCACTGCGGAATTTGAAAAAGTAACATTTAAAGAACAGGCGACCAGAGCTACTGAATTGGTGAATAAAGATATAGAAAAAGCTAAAAGAATAATGGCAGGTCAAGAAGCAGTGCCGAGTAATTTAAGAGCAAGGTCTGTTGCGACTGCATTAGAAGAGTATGCTATTAAAAATGGTGATAATGAACTTATAAAGGATTTGGCAAAATCACCCCTTGCCTCTGAGACCAGTATCCACGCTCAAGAATTAACTTTAGGCAGAGCCGCTAACCCCAATTCACCTGTAACTAAAATAAAAGAGTTATCAGATGTACGATTAAAAGCGGCAGGTGGAGAGAAGAAAATAAAAAATATAGTAAGTAAAGAAAAAGAAACATTAAAGAGTCTGGCGAAATCAGAAACAATAAAAGGTAGTACACAATGGTCAAATTTAATGGAAAGTCTAAGGTGTTAAAATGGCAGTATCTTGTCTGATTCCTAAAGTAATAGACAACTTAAAAGACGCATTTAAAACTGGGAAAATAGACCCAGATAAATTAATGTCTATGTCTTCTGCTGAAAGAAGGCAACTCTTAACTGATGTCATCGGTAAAGAAACAGCACACGATGTTAATGTTTTAATTGAAGGTAAATTACTACTTAAAAACCAAAAACAAGGGATTGTGAATGCTATCAAAAAAATGGTTGGTATCCCAGAAAAAGATAAATCAGAACTTATTGCACTAAAAGCTAATCGTCTCAATGAGTATCTTGATCCTAATAAAATGGATAAATATTTAGAAGATTTGGCTCAAGATAAGGTTGGTAGACAATACAAAATAATACCAACAACTGAAGAAACTAATAAGATAATGGAATTAAGCAGAAAAATAGAGGGAGCGAGCCGAGATGTAGGCAAAGACGAGATCAGCAATTTTGGCAGAGCAACTTTTGAATTAAATAAATATGTTGGTGACTTAACTCCAGGCGAGAAAGGCGTGAGTGGAACTTTAGCTAATATCTCGTCAATTCAAAGAGCTGTTCAAACTGGTTTAGATGTTTCGGCTATTGGAAGACAGGGTGGTTCATATTTTGGGCGTAAAGAGTGGTTTGGTGCAACTAAAAGAGTGGCAGGATATATAAAAAGCGAAAAGAATATGGATAAACTGGCGATGAAAATGTATTCTGATCCGAAATGGGAAATTATATCCAAATACAAAGAGGACTTAGGGTTGACCAATCTCGGTGCGAAAATGACGCAACGAGAAGAAGTATTTGCGTCTAAATTAATTAAAAAAGTTCCCGGACTAAATATGTCAGAACGAGCTTATACGGGGTTTTTAAGCGATTTAAGATTCAACAGATTCAAAAATACAATTAATGCTTTAGAAAAAAGAGGTTTCAAATTAGGAGACGAAGAACTAAAAGCGCTGGCACAAGAAATTGGAGTTGGTACTGGTAGAGGATATCTTCCAGGATCACTAAAAATGGCGGGAAATGCACTGTCTACTGCTTTATTCTCTCCGAGATGGTTTGCTTCTAAAATTGAATTAGTAACCGATCCATTTAGAAAAGGGATACCCAAGGTGGCAAGAATCGAAGCCACTAAAAATCTTGCAACCGTAGCAGGTATTGCAACTGGTTCAATTTTAGCATTAAAAGCAAGTGGATTAAATGTTGAAATTGACCCAAGAAGTTCAGATTTTGGAAAACTAAAAGTAGGAAACACAAGAATAGATTTAACTTTTGGACAAGGACAATATATAAGAATGATGGCTCAGATTGCCTCAGGGACTACAAAAAGTACCAGAACCGGAGAATTTAAAAAACTTAGTACGGGTGAATTTGGAACAAGAACAAGATTAGATGTCGTGACTGATTTCATAGAAGGGAAAGCCGCCCCAAATATTTCTTTAATTTTGGACTTTTTAGAAGGTCAAGATTGGGAAGGAACTAAACTTGGTGTCGATTTTAAAAACATCAAGAGTGAGAAGAATACTGATGCACTTGCCAGAGTTCTAAATATGTTTATTCCACTAACAGCAAGTGATGCAATAGAAACTTTTTATGATGCTTCTGGGAATACTAAAGAGGGTCTTAGGAACGCATTGTGGGTTGGAGCGCTTGCACAGATTGGTGTCGGTGTTCAGACATATGGTGATAGACAAAAAGTTACTGAAAATTTGGGTATTGATCAACGAAACATTATAGAGAGAACATTAAAGTTACCAGCAAAACCACCAACTGAATTTAAATCTTTAATAGATAAAATGGTTAAAGAAGGAATAAGTGTATCAGTCCCTGGAACAAAAACCACTATTAAACCCAGAGGTGCAAAAGAAAGTCGTCCAATGACTGATAAGGAATTAGAAATATACCAGACGATATATCGAAGAAATTTAAAATCAAATTTATTAAAAAAAACTAACTTTATCTTACGACTTACAGGTAACAAACTTGATAAAGAGATTAATAAAATAAAGACAAAAACTACTGAAAAATCAAAAATAGAACTTTTAAAACAAATGGGATTTTAAAAAATTATTGTGTGTTTCTACCAAACCATATAACTGCGATGACGATTAAAACAAAAAATACTATTGCTTGTTCACTTCTACTATCGAAGATAAGAGTTACTAATCTGTATGTGATAAATATACCAAAAATATAAAGAACAAATTTAAAAAATTTATTTATATTTTCTTCCAAATTAGGATACTTTTCAGTAATTTTTTTCATAATTAACAATTAATACTTTTTAAATCTAAACTAAGCATTGCGTCTAAGTATAATTTATCAGCATTATAATCCATATTTGCTAATTCTCTCGCACCATCCAATGTCCGCCCCGCCATTTCCATAATAGTTTTTCTGCATTGACCTCTGGCTTCAGGGTCCCAAATCACCCCACAAGTCTGATCAATCGAATTAACTTCATTATTATAAACAATTAGAGCCTCATCCCATTTCTTATTTTTTACTGCCAATATTCTCGCTATATCTGAATTATATTGATTCGTAAGGGCTACCTTGCGAGATTCATCACAAACTGGTCTATTATCAGGCTTTATCACTGGAGTAGGAGTAGATGTATCTTTCACGGGTTTCGTAGTATTAATAGGTTCGGGAGTAGGGTTTGGGATACTTGGTATAATAGAAGTTGGCGAATTTACCGGAGTATTAATAATTTTATCCTCAACACCAGAAACTTGTCCTTTATGAGTTATTTTCCAATAAAATCCACCACCAACCAACCCCAGTAGAGCAAAAGATATAATCGTAATAAGAATTGCTTTCTTCATAAAAACACCCCTATTATAGCCCCGATTATTAAAAGGGCAAGTGAATAAAGGATAAATAAAGTAATTTTAGTTTTTTTCATGGGTTATTCCCTATGCGAGTGTATGTTCTGTTTAAAGTATAACCTATCAGCAAATTTTGTCAAGTTGTGATATAATATAAGCAATAAAATTAGTGCTCTGATGGAAGAACCACAGGCGAATACCTGCGGTTTTTTGTAATAGAAAGGAAAAAATGGATTTAGCACAAAGTGTCGTCCCAAAAGTCGAAAAGGAAAACCCCTCAACTTTGGAAATTTCAGAACACTTAGTTCCGGCGATCAAAGATTGGGAAGTTGGAAAATCTTATATGGTTAAACTATCAGTCGAAATGGTCTCAATCAATCAGGGCAATATGTATAATCCCAACCAATCAAAAGAAGTTAGGGCATCTTTCAATGTTTTGGGTGGGGAAGCGATAGAAATGGATGGTAAAAGTCACGGTAATGAAGAGATGAAAGAGAAAGTAAATGGCAAGCAAGCATTTATCCGTGCAGTGGTAAGAGCGGCTGATGAATATATGTAAAGGAGGATTAAATGGGCTTGAGATTTAATCACGGCGCTAACGGAGATGTAGATACAACCGCCGAGCAGTTAATTACTACCAGCGTTGCTCCGAGTATTGGTATTATCGTTAAAGCCTCTAATGCTAACACAGGAATAATTTATATTGGGAATTCTAATGTAACGGCTGGGACTAATGATGCCACTGATGGTTTTGAATTAAACGCCGGGGAATCCTTGATGGTCGAGGCTCGTGATGCCGATGAAATATATGTAATAGCTTCGGCAGTAAATCAGCGTGTGTCTTTTCTTGTGGTTTAAGGAGATATTATGCCCAGACATCAGATAGGAAAAACTGACATTTCGGGTCTTTGCCCCTACACAGGAGCTACGACTGATTTGGATTTAGGGGCCCATGCTCTACTTATGAACGGTGGCAATGTTGAATTTCACGGAGGTTCTAATTTTAGTTTTTATGATGATGAAGAAGTGTTGACTACTACCATCGAGTCTCAAACCGCCGACCAACTTAAAATCCAAAATGCCGAGCAAAGTGGTATTGCAGTATTGGATTTAGGCAGTTTAACTGCTGAACGAACCTTCACCTTCCCCGACAAAGACGGCACTTTTGCGATGACTTCTGATTTGGTTTCTTATGAACCAGCATTGGGAAATCCCGCCTCTGATGGTTATGTTCTGTCCTCTACCGCTTTAGGAGTAAGAAGTTGGGTGGCTCAAGGTGGTGGATATACTAACCTTACTTCGTTTGTTGACCAGACTGCTTGGAGATTATTTTATTCAAATACGAGTGGTGATGTTATTGAATATGCATTTGGAACTATTGGTAAAGTCTTAACATCTGGTGGTGCAAGTGCTGCTCCTACTTGGGAAACACCTTCTGCTGGACTTGCTGACGGCGACTATGGCGATATTACAGTCGGCGGCACTGGAACGACAATGACAATAGACGCTGGGGTTGTTACTCTCGCCAAAATGGCGAATATGGCGACTGCTTCGTTGATCTACAGAAAAACTGCAGAGGCGGGTGTTCCAGAAGTAAATACTCTTGCCACTCTAAAAACTGATTTAGGTCTAACTGGTACTAACTCTGGCGACCAGACTATCGCTTCATTGGGAATGGACGCTGACATAACTACTTTTGCCCTCCCCGCCAATACAACGATTAGTGCTTTTGGAGCTTCTATTATAGATGATGCCGCCGCCGCTAATGTAATTGCTACTCTCGGCTTAGATGCCGACCTTGCGACTTTATCTCTACCCGCCTCAACAACCATCACCGCCGCCGCCCAAACTATTTTAGATGACGCTTCAGTGGGAGATATTAGAACTACTTTAGGAGTGGGGACGGGAGATAGTCCGACTTTTGCAGGAGTGACCTTATCTGGCAATTTAGGATTTAGTAACAATTCAGGAGCCTATATTTCCGAAACAGGAACGGGTTTTATTGCAATAACAAGTAGCGGATCGTATGTTTATCTGCAGTCGGCGGTTAATAATCATATGTATTTTGATGCTGGTGGATATTTCTATTTTAGAGA